CCTTTGTCTCCTGTATCTCCTTTATCGCCGGCAACTCCTTTGTCTCCTGTATCTCCTTTGTCTCCCTGGCTACCTTTGGCTCCGGTATCTCCTTTAACGCCTATCTCTCCCTTTTGTCCCTTGTCGCCTTTGTCACCGGCAACTCCTTTGTCGCCTTGACTTCCTTTGTCTCCTTGAGCGCCCTTGGCTCCTTGGGCTCCCTTGATTCCCTCTGCGCCCTTTTGACCTTTATCACCAGCAGTGCCTTGAGCGCCCTTGGCTCCTTTGTCGCCTTGTGCACCCTTCTGGCCCTTGGCCCCAGGTAATTGCTTAACGTCCCCCTTCGTGACAACAATACTTGTCTCCGCAGGAACAGTCAAATCAAAAACAAGTCCTGATCCAGATTGTATGGTGATATCTATAGCCATTTGCTTAGTTTATTTTTTATTGTACGATGTCTTGCACTACGTCAAACAATCCGTAAAACCACGTGTCTACACTGCTATCTGATATAAGCGTAGCCTGTAGACCCCACACATAAGTACCTGCGTCTACCTGCATGTCAGCAGCAGATATAGAAATAGCAAGGGCACCCTCTGCAGTGCCTGTGATTGTAATGTCTGTGCTTGGAATTATAAGAGGTCCATCGTCATACTCTCTCACTTCCATTTTAAAAGTATACAGCGTTAAGTCTATCGCTGTACCATCAGTATCTTTTACTGCTGAGTTTAGGGTAAAGGTATCCCCTCTGCGGCAGCAAATGTTTATTTGCGCTGCGCTGTTTAGGTCTACATTAGTGGGATTGCTACAACCGCAAGCCCCAGATCCACAAGATGAGCATCCCATTTTTATGATAGTGTTAGGTTAGTTACTACGTCTTGGTCAAGCGGTGGGCGTTGCCCTTGACGCTGTGCGATCAATTTACTTTGAGCCAAGGCTTGTTTGTCTATTCGTTGGTCTTTGCGTCTCTCTGATTCGGCATCCGCCATCATTCGATTACCGCTTTCTATTTGTTGCTCAACTACCCCGTACTCTCCTTTCATCTTCTCGATTTCAATCTTATACTGGTACTCAAGTTGAATCAACTGCGCTTTGACCTGTGCTTCTAATTGCATGCGCTGCGCTTCTATCTGCGCATCCATTTGTTTCTTCTGCATCTCCATCTGTGCTGCCATCTGGGTTTGCTGAGCATTTACTTCCGCTGTTACTTGTGCTTGCTGCTGGGCTTGTTCTTGTTGCTGCTTGATTCGTTTCTTTCTGCGAACAACCAAGAGTCTTTCAGCCTGCTCAACGTCTTTGATTTGACGAATGGCAATCGCATCTTCAAGATCAATTTCTCTTTGTCCAAGTGCAATCTGAATGTTTTGTTCAAGGTATTGTTTGTCTGTATCGTTCATCTCAGTAACAACCATGACGCCAAAGTTGTACATGGCCAGGTTGTCAAATGAACTTAGAACAGCCATGTTGGTCTCCCCAACAGCGTTCGTATAAACTTTATAAAGGATACTCTCTGGCGGAATAACCTGTAGACAGCGTACAATATCATCACATACTTTTTTGTACAGAACCATAGCGGCATTCGTGATATCGAATATCGCATTGTTACCTGCAGCCATTGCCATCTGATTTACACCTACAAGCGCTTCTCCTTTTGGTGTAGAGCCGTCCATCACCTCGTTAATACCTGTGGCATCTCTAATCATTCCGAGGTAGTGGTTGTATAGCGCCACCAGTTCCTGGATGTTACGGATACGGTTTCCGATTTCTCGAACAGGTGGGTTTTGGAATCCTCCTTCTGGATTCTTGCTGCGGTAATAGAACACACCAGTTTGTTCATAGATGTCCTGGATTTCTAACGGTTGTAGTTCTCCACCACGTCCAAGTTGTACGTTCTCTAATCCTTCAATATCAATGATGAGTCCATCTGGTTTCGCTTTCGCAATAGACTGTTGAAGTTTCAAGTGTGTAATCTGGAGCATGTCGGCAAATCCGATAACAGAGGATACCATTGACTTTGGTATCATTCCACGGATATTGGTTGCGACAATGCTGTATGATAAACGTGCACGTGAGATGTCGTGTACGTTCTTAGGAATGTTCTTCTTGGGCCCGTAGTTGAAGATGTGCTCTGTGCCTGTGATGTACGAACCACCATATACAGTTGCGTTCTTCATGTACACCGCCTCTCTGTTGTATACAGATTGCTGAGGTGCGTTGTACTCATTACCCTTGTAGTAGAAACCAATGTTCCCGTATGCTGACTCCTTCTTCTCGTAGATGATGTCATCAACAGACATGTATTCAAAGTCCAGGATTTCAATCTTGTACTCGTCATATCCTTGACGGTACCTGGTTCCTGGTCTGTCGTAAGTATACCCAGTAGTAGAGAACTGTGTAGGGTTATTACCATACTTGTTCATTACCGTCTTAGCAATCTCCTCATACTGCGCTTCAGTGAACTGGTTACCAGCAATACGCCTCAAGTCCATAATCGTGATGTACTTAAAGTGTCCAGCATAAGTTAGTTCCGTGAAGTTTGGATCATCCGTGTAGTTGTGGATAAACTTCTTTGGGTCTACATACTCTTCCTTGATTCCGTAGTTAGGGTCGTTGCTTCGTTTAGCAACACCCATACCAAGAGTGGTCAAGTCTTCGACACAACGACGGTAGATAGATTGATTGAAGTCGTTCCACTTCAATGTCATCTCAGTAGCAATCTGCGCAGAGATTTCTGCGTCCGTTTTGATGTTGGTGTCCAGGAATATCTCAGTCTCCTCTGGAGTCTCTGGAAGTTGTGATGGGTCTTGTTTTACATTAAGGCCAAGTGACTTAGCCTCTTCAATCATATCGCGATTCTCAATACGCAATACTGTAGCATTCTTTTTCTTATCCTTCTCTGATTTAGAGAGCGGGTCAATAGCCTCAATCTGTGGGTATGGTTCTTTGGAAAGAATCTTGTTAACAACAATCTTGACGAACTTAGGAACGATAGGCACTGGCGTATAGTCCAGCGTTAATAATGTTCCATCGCCATTATTATTCTCAAGAGAGTTTAGTATTTGTCTATAGATTGATGTGTCCTGCGTTCCTTGTGCGTAATCTCTACAGCGCTCAAACTCGCTGTTTCTTCTCCCATATAGAGAGTTCTGATAGTCACTACCAATCCATTGAGCAAACATAGCCTTCGCATACGATAGGCCGTATTCGTTAGACATCTTCTCCTCTACTGGCGCCAATGGGTCCGGAAAGGAGGATTGTCCATTTTTGTATTCGTTGTCCATACTCAAGATTGCTACTACTGCAAATATACCTCTTATTATCTTCGTATAATTATCTGACCTTTACGGAAGAATTGCTTGCCAGTGAAATCACTTTTTGGTTTCTCTGGCTTATGCCCCTGCGCTGCAAGAAGTGCTAATCCACTCGAGATTGAAAGGTCATATTTGGTACGATCGTCTATCTTAAAATTAATCCAATCCTCGAGGGTTCTTTCAAAGTACATCTTACCAAACTCAAGGGTCTCCTCGTTCAATCCTACGTGTGCGTGTATGTACGATTCAATAGCCTGTGCATGTGCCTGTATTACATCCGCTGAGTTGGACGGTATACCCTTGGTCTTGGTCTTGCTTCCGTAACTGGACGTTAGGTGAGCGGGCCTGTCTAATAAGAAGTGGTCGTAACCCCTTGATTCAAAGTACCTTGCGATTCCATACTTGTTGTTCTCAATCAGTACAGGGTAACCATAGAACTTAGCAGCCATCAGTATGTCTTCATAGAATATCTTAGCCAACGGTGGACGTGACGCATACTCTGCCACAAACATGTTGGACGGATACGTCATGTTAAACTTATTGAAGAAGTGACACGCACCCTTAGAACCACGTCCGTCTACAGTGGCGTCAATATCATAACTATCCACACCAGCACAGCCCAGCCAGTTGTTTTCTGGTTTGGTCTTGTTTCTTAAATCTACTGGGGGCATCCATGCTACTCTCCATCTCCCGTTTGGATCTGGACTAAATACAACCTCGCTGTCTTGTACACCGTTTGCCCAATTGAAGTTCCCTACAACAACGGGTGATGGGAACAGGTCTTGATTGTATTCTATCTGCTCGTATATCTTCTGGACATTAAATAAAGAAGCCTTGGCGCTATCTCTAAACGCCTCAGCCTCAGTGAAAGGGAACTGTCTAATTACCTCATTGAGTTCGTAAGAATCTCCTGCCAGTCCTTTTCTTTCGTTCTTCAAGTAGGTCTTTGCGCCTATGCTTATATACTCACCCTCAAGTCCTATGATTGGTTTCTCTGGGTCGTCTATTACAGGCATACCATAGATATCAAAGAATCCTTCTAATGCGTCGTACGCTGGTATAAAGCAGCCGTATAAGCCTGTCTTCGTTCTTCCGTTTGCGTTTCTCTCATTGACATCACTCGAGTAATACATCTCTCGGTATTGAGTGCCTCCTCTGTCCAGTGGGTTTACTGTACTGCCTACCAGTGCTTTGCCCACAATCTTTCTACCTACCAACAAACAAGTGCGCTGTATCCTCCAGGCTTCTCGTATATCATTACCTTTTTCCCATTTACCTGCCTCATCCAGATACAGGATGTGGAGTTTTTCACCATCGTATGCGTTGTTGGTGGTATTCTTCCAGTTAATAATTGTGTTAAGCGCCTCTCCTCTGGAAGAAGTTTTGTTCTTCTTTGTGATACGCTTTGAAGGCTCTCTAAAAGCCAATTCCATCCTTGGGTTGGTAGTACCATCTTGAATAGGTTTAAAGAAGAAAGGCAGTGACTTATAGATAGGCACCACCTTCTTCATGAATATATTCTCCTGCGCATCTGATCCTGTCTTTGACATGATGCCCAGTAGTTTCTCCTTAACCTGTGTACCTTCGTTTACCAGGATAGCCGCCGACATATTCGTGTATCCAGATCGACGACACTTTACGTATATCTGCCCTATACAGCGTGGGTCTGCTATACAGGCTTCAAGGTGTACGAATAGTTCCCGTTGAAAGTCGAGGTACGATGGGTATCCGATATCAATCTTACACCACTGTAGGAAAAAGTAGTGGTTTCCTGTGATGTAGGTAGGTACCCCGTTGTTGTAGAACCATACTCCATTTCTTCTTCTTTTGTATTCTTGACTAATGTATGGGGTGTGTTTCTTTCGAAATGCTTCTGGCATTTCCATCCACTCCTCCATAGAACGTATCCTTCTGAGTTCTTGTGGTAGTTCCTCTCTCACCCAGCGTTGCTCTTCCTTGGGCTTGTCATGGAACAGTATGTCTTTCTTAGCGGGTTTCTTAGGGAACTGTATGGGTAAGTCAAAGTATAGCCTGACGTCTCCTTCGGTTTTGTCAGGGCATATACTGACTACAATCTCCTCTTCTATTTCTACCAGTCCCGCCATTTAATAATCCCAGTAAATGAAGACTTGACTACTTGGAGTATTGCTCTGCAAATCCTCCGGAGTAGTCTCGTTCTTCTTTGATTTCTCCATCTTGCTTAAGTCCTTTAATGAGTTGCTCAAGTCTTTCTCTTTCAACAATTAGTTCTTTTGCATCAACCGCTGTTTGCTTAATGGATTGCAACTCCGCCTTTCTCTGGGAACCACTGAGTTCCTGATCCACGGGCTTCTGTATCTCGTTAATCATGTTCTCTATCGCAATCTGCATCGCTTGCATCAAGCGCTCTGCGGTATCAATGTTGTTATACTTCTTCGACTTTGCCATGGATTGATTTCAAATAAGTTCTGTACAGCCTCTCTCCGTCTACCTCCATCTCGTAGTCAGCATTCTTTCTAATCAGCACCTTATCTCCTGGCTCTAAGCCGAGTTCTTCCAACTTAGGTGAGGACCACTTGACGTAACCAAACTTCTCCTCTGGCTCTTCCTTCTTTGGAAGAAGGTATATCACATGGTCTCCAAATTCGTATTCTTCCTCCTCTGGCTCTTCCTGGTCTTCTGGTACAAGGAATATCCAATCGCTAAGTAACCGAATCTCTCCGGTTCTTTTGCTCTTGAATGCATACGCTTGTGTGGATATTGGATCACGATTACCGTCGTAGTACACTACATAGATATCATCGTCTGGGTCAATGAACTGACCACGCTTCTTTGTTTCCTCTAACTGAGTGGTCTCATCAGACAGCATGAGGTGATTACCCCCAAGTACTACATGGTGATGAAAGTACATGGTGTCTCCTACCTCTACTTCTGTTTCGTATTTAGCAGGAGTGGCGACAACCTCCCCGTCCATAGTCCTGTGATTGAACTCATCGAACTTAGTATCCAGATACATGGTCTCACCATTAATCTCTATGGTGTCCTTCGTGACGTTTGGTACACGAACTAAGAAGTGGCGTAACGATCTCATTCTTCTTTCAAATCACCTGTTGGCTTTGGGTCCCATAAGTTTATCGCTATAGCAGAACGTAACCCATTCGTTACCTTCGTTACCCTGTGGTGGGTCCCTCCTGCGTCAAATATGATAAGCCTATTAAACTTTGCTTCTATCCTTTCTGGCTCATTGTCTACACCATGATTGAATATCTCTAAGTATCCACCCTCTATATCCATAGGAACAGGGTAGAAGACTGTTCCGATAACAGGGCTGGACAGTTCTCCCTGCGATTTCCATAGGGCTTCGTCCTTGTCCAGATGCATGTTGAGGTAATCTGATCCCTTATCTGGGCCGAACTGACCTGTCCAATACTCGAAACCAGAGATGGTTACAGAGTCGTATGGCGAACGGTCTGCCCACAGGTACTTGATAAGTCTTTTCTTAACGGTGTCTTCTGGTGAGGCCCACCATCCGTCCCACCAATAGTAGTTGCCATTGTCGGCAAAGAACTCTTCTTTATTCTCCTCTATCTCTTTTAGAAGTGAATAGTCTCTTACAAAGTTGTCAATTACAATCATCTAAATTCACAATCATGTTCAATTAATACTGGCATATCATCTATCGTCTTCCAGAGCATGGTGCCCTCGTTTTCGTTATAGATGTATACAAGATAGCGACGAATTCCATGTTTTACAAAACATCTTTCGTCCATTACTATTGAATCAATGATTGAGTCTCCTGCACGCTGGCCTACGTAGTAAGCCATAGCATCCTTCGGGTTTTGCCCGATGATGATTTTTCTAATAAGTTCCATTCTATTTATTTAACCAGTAATCAATTGTCCCAGAGTCTGCATCACTGTCTGGATTGTTTCGATGTTCCTCGAAGCATTCCTCTACAGTGGTTGCCATTAAATCAAATTCATCTTCCATAGCCATATGCATTCCTGCCATCATCTCATAGCGATCTGGGTCTTGCTTGTCTTCTGGTACATACACACCGAAGCACCACATGCAAAGAAACTGCTGTTTACCTCCATACGCTTCCATGATGTCTTCTATTTCATCAAGTTTAAGTCGAAGCAAATGAAAAAATTCAGTTCTATCCTTGTGGGTCATTAGAAAGATTCGTTTGTACCAATATACTCAACTTGTACAAACGTATTTGCTTGATTTACAGTAACGCCTGTGGCTCCTGCTTGCGCTCTCATCTGTATATAATACCCAGCAGTTCCGTCGCTGTAATATAGTATACTGAATTGAGCGTGGTATGTCTCACCAGATTTTACTGTTCTAAAGGAATCGCCGAGCGATGTAGCATTACTGTAGTCATATATCTGCAGATCTACATCAGTATTTGCTGAGGAATCCAACTCGATAGACGCTGTAATCCTATAGTATCCAGCCTTTTCGTTCAAAAGAATGCTATCTCTTGGGTCGGATACCTGTGCTAATTGCAAGAACGTGTTCGCACCTGTACCGAATACCACAGAAGATGTCGCGGGAGAAGTAGAGCCAGTCGATGAAGAGGCGCCATAGATTTCCGCCATCTGTATAGGAACGATTGCAGTACTTGATATAGCGTTACTGCTATTGGGTCTTGCGTATATAGACTGCTCTGTTGTTACTGCGATAGAGCCAGATATAGCAGAGGCCAGGTCGCTTTGCTCGATATACTTGTACTCGCTTGCGGCTTCATCCCAGATAAGGTACTTATCGTTGTTAGCAGGGGAAGTAATCTGTGAGATATTTGCTGGGTCGTCTAATTCAATAGTGCTACCGGTGGCAGACAGCGGTGCGTTTGCAGTAATTGATGCTGTGCCAATAGGGTTTGTGTTGAGGTCACGTGTTACCACCACACCAGATGTACTGAGCATCAATGCTTTTACATCGCTGGTTGAGGTTGATGGTGTGCCAGATATCTTGAAAGACCCTGTAGTCTCTACAGTGTCGGTAGATAACTTGAGGGCTGTACTGTTCCCAGCCCCGTCTTCTACTACCTGTTCGCTTGAAGACGCCTCTCCAGATTCCAGTTTCAACAGGATGTTATAGGTGTCCTTAATTTTATTTCCGCTAAGTGATGCCATATGTATTACTTTTACCTAACAAAGATACTCATATGCCGAAAAGTACTGTAAGCCGAAAGAAGAAGTTCCGTGAGTTCTCCAAGATTGACAAGAAGTACATCCAAGAGAACGGTCTAAAGAACCTTCACAAACTGTATATAGATGCAAAGCAGAACTACAACCTGGGTAAAGCCGAGGTAGAGTTCCTGTTCTTTATTTATGATCTGGAGTTCTGGACGCTTAGGTACATAGCAGAGGCTATGGGTAAGAGTAAAAAGAAGTTATCAGACAGAGTTGTGTACCCATTGATGCGTGAGGGATACGTATACAAGCACTTTGATAAACTCACACCAGGCAATACTATGGAAGACCACTTCTTCCGTGACGAAACCAAGATGAATTACAGGGTACGGTATGCCTTATCCCAGAAGGGTAGGCTGTTAGTTGCCAGGTATTATAGAAAGATGCGGGGTGAAGAGCGTTGGGTTACTTCTTCTTTGCACG